GGAACTGCGCGAAGGATTTCTTAATTCCTTAGTGCTGTCTCTCTTCAGATGGATTGGTTCTGTCTATGTCGATGAATGGGACAAAGAAGTTAAGTTTCATACAAACTTCTTTTTCTCAAAGAACATGGACGTGGCTGCCCCACCCCTCAGAGATTCTCCTCACAAACCAGGGAGATTTTTGAACGGAATCCTTATGAGATACGTTGAACGTAAATGTCTCAAAGGCCATTCGTTGAGGAACTGGATCTATATGCAAACAGTTCTTCAGGGCGTCAAGAGGGGCATGCCCCACGTATCCATTGATAGGATAGTGGAGAACGCTAAGAAGCATCGCGATCGACTGACCCAAGTTAAAGTGACTCCTGAGAGTCTCCTCGAACAGATCCGGAGGACGTCCCTGGAAGTGTATAATGGTTCCGTTAGCTTCGAAAAGCCGACATACTATACATGCATTTCTAGGAACGCCTGCCTTGAAAATAAAAAGGCTAATCTGGGATCGCTTGGAGCTATGACTCTTGACAGGGACATCGGTAACACATCGATGGCCCTTGAAAGATTATATGATCAGGACCGCTGCCCCTCCGTGGCAGCGAAGACGGGGTCATCAAAACTTGGGGGACCAGCCCTTGAGGACGCTGAGGAGCTTCCCGCTCTCGAACTGGAACTAGGAACTTCCACCAAAAACTTGGTTTTTGCTAAATGGTCGCCTCGCACCGGATCCCTCTATTTTTATGAGGATTCCGGGTTAATTGACGAGCTCATTGCATACCGAGAATTTAATGGACGTTATATGGGTCCGAGAGTTGCCGAGGTCAAATTCATCCTTGAGCCTTTGAAGGTGAGATCAATCACCAAGAGTTCTGTGCTCCATAACGCGATTTATCCTGAAATTCAGAAGAAATTGTGGAGTGGATTACAGGCTTTTGATTGTTTTAAACTCACTGGAGAAAAGGTCGAAGGTCGTCATGTTCAGAAAATTTGGGACATGTTCACATTGAAATTTGAAAGGCAGGCAGAGTTCTTTGTTTCTGCTGACTATGAGGCTTCTACAGACAATCTGCATAGTGATACTACTGAGGCAGCGATTAACGGCGCGAGCACGAATCTCAGGGTTCGAGCACTTCTCCTGCATAACTTGATGAATAACATCATTAGGCAGGGTTCTACTGAAGTGATCGGCCACGACTGGGTTCAAATTGGCAGCGGTCCGGATGCATTTCCTGTTGAGAGAACTCTCAATGATGAAATACCTCCGTTCCTACAAACCAACGGTCAGCTCATGGGCGCAACATATTCGTTCCCTTTGTTGTGTGTAATAAACGCGGCTATCACTCGAAGAGCGTTTGAGCTTCGCTTTAGGCGTAGTTTCAGATTGTCTGAGGTCCCAATGCTTGTGAATGGTGACGATCTTTTGTTTCCAGGTGATCAGGCATTGTATGATATTTGGGCTGGACTGGTGCCACTTGTGGGTTTGAACCAATCCGTTGGGAAGTCCTTTGTTAGTGGAAATTTTTGTTCTATTAATTCCACTTTCTTCAGGAAGAAGATCTCCTGGCATGATGGCGGATGCGTCACATCTTGGAGCTTTGTACCCTACCTCAACTACTCCTTCTTCAATGGTGTCAAGAAAGGAGAGGATTGTACCGAGTTGGACGATAAGACCTATAATGATCGTCTGCAGAACCTACGAGGAGCTTTTAGGGATTGTCAACGAGAGTTTCTTCCCCCTGATATAAGGGAAAGATGGATCGCTACGATTAAGGATCGTAATGATGTCCAAGATTCAAAATTGGACTTAGCAACTCTCGGCCTTGACGATTCGATCCCTAATAGGGGAGACGAGTGGAAGAAGAGAAAATTCCACGAAGGCCTGGCGGTGGATAAGGATCCCACTACCAAAGGTTTCAGAGAACCCAGACTCAATCCGAAAAGTAATTTAAGTTTCGGATTAGAGAAGTTTGTCCTGCCAAAGAACCTCGACGTGAACATATCAAATGCTTGGAAGCGTCAGAAAACCTTTAGGTTTCCTGAAAAATTCAAGTGTGAGATGTCGACTGAGCGCGAGCTTCCTTGTGTTGAAGATGAATGTCTCTCAGCAGTCTTACCTGACTTTTCGGAGTACGTAAGGACATTTGAGAATCCAAAGGAATTAATTATTAATTTCACGGAAACTCAGATGAGCCGAAGCGTTCCCTTAATGGAAAGGAAAAGATTAATGAGAGATGCGGACCTGTTGGAATCCATGATGGGTGGCAAACGACCCTCTTTAAGGAGAGGATGCGATGTCACTTTCGGGGATTCCAGCATTCAACATAGGATGATGGCAAGAAGTCTGGATAAGATAATTCTTAGAAGCCTCGATTCGGTACTTATGAATCGACACACCGAGATGCTATCTCTTGGCCGGTGTGTGGGAGGTCGGGACTAGGGCCGAGTCGTTTTAGGACGATGATGGTTGTTTAGGATTGTAATGTATTTGGTCAAAGTTAATTGAACTATAACTTGACTCTATATTTGAGGGTTGAACGCTACGTAGTAGGCGTGCATACAGCAGGGGGCTTGTTGTTCTGTCCGTAGGGATACGGCGGAGACTTCGGGCTTTAGAATAGGTATCTATGGATCGTACACACGATGAGAGAATCATCCAATTCTCGATTACGGTGTCGCTAGATAGTGTCCTTGTTCTCCAAAAACAGTTGACTGTGTGCGTGTAGTCTAAGACGTGGGTTGAGAACCAACCTGATGATTAGAAGTCTTGATAGACCCCGAATCAAAATCGGTTTCAAGAAACTAAGATAAATTTCTTTCCCCTGGAGGGCGGTTACATTACTGTCTGAAGGGC